CCATAGCGTACTGCATATCTAAGTTCTGTGGTTACGCGGCAATTGCGCCGTATCCCCAGAGTGCAGGAAATCGAGTTACTCGTGCATTGCAGCGAGCTGTCATAGACAAAACGAAAACCCCTATAAAAGTTCACTTTTATCCGTTAGACAGCCTGCGTACCGTAACACCGAGGCGTGCTTCAGAAAATGGACACGCCGTTTCCGGAGCTGTTCGAGATGCCGCTCGTAGATTGATCAACGAGGCTATCGACACAGTAGGAGGCAGCAAGTTTGAGTTAAACCCCAATCCTAACTCAACTAAAGGAGCGCGGAGTCACTTCCAGTTCGCCGTAGGCGATCTTGCTCAAAATTTTTGTGATGACGACCCCGATAAGGACGCTTTCATTATAAGCATCGACACCGACTATTATATCACTGAACCCGATGTTCTTTTAGAACATATGAGGCCTGTAGTCATGCACACTTTCAATCCCAAGAAAGTTAGTGGTTTCGACGCTGACTCGCCATTCACCATTATCAATAATGTAGTTGAATACAAAGTCAGCGGCGGCGCACTATGGAGACATCCAGTCTGGGATTGGTGTGAAGCAGGCGAGTTCATCACCAGCAGGGTGAAAGTGACATGGTCGCAATGGTTCAAACGTCTACCATTGACCCTTATCGGATTACACCAAGTTGGATATCACAAAATACATCACTGCCGACCTTGGACCGACTGTCCGGACCGCGCACTGGTATATACTATACCCCAGTACACAGTTTGGAAGTTCAGATGGATCCATAATGAGATCAACACCCGGGATCTGAAGCGCATAACATACCAGGACAAAACCAAACCTGGTTGGAACAGATTAGAGTATGTCAGGGAGGACAATCAGCTCGTGGTCAGTTTGGGTAGAGAAGGAGAACACGCCCAAGTAACCATTGAGAAGGAGAAACTAGACATGCTCACAGGACTAGCATCCACACAATCTGTTAATGCTCGCCTCATCGGTATGGGACACAAAGACCCATTGTACACATCACTCATTGTACAATACTATACAGGTAAGAAAGTAACAGTCCCTGTTGTGTCCACAGTTTACAAACCAACAATGCCACGCGTCCATTGGCCAGTCACAAGTGATGCCGATGTGCCCGAAGTAAGTGCCCGCCAGTACACCAAACCAATAATTAGCGATTGTATGATGATGCCCATGATTAAGAGATGGGAAACCATGTCTGAATCCATAGAACGCCGCGTTACGTTCGTCGCCAATGATAAGAAACCTAGCGATAAAATCGCCAAGATTGCTGAAGAGTTCGTCACTATGATGAACGGAGACATCACCGACCTCATACCTTTGAGTAATGAGGAAACCATCGAACGTCTCAACAAACCATCCCAGCAACTACAGCTCAGAGCTGTTTTCGAAATCATTGGAGTAGAACCCCGCGAGCTCATTGAGTCATTCAACAAGAATGAACCAGGGATGAAATCCAGCCGGATCATCTCTGGATTCTCGGACATCCTATTCATACTGAAAGTCTCACGCTACACGTTGGCTTATTCTGATTCAGTTTTGCACGCTGAACACAACAAGCATTGGTATTACCCTGGACGGAACCCGAC